ATAACATATTATTATTTTTCATATACAAAAATCCTTCTTCTGGATCCGCTGGAAGCGTGTTTTTCGTATTTGCACGCGAAAAAGAAGACACCCCGGAACGCTTTGAACTTATTATACCCGCCATGTTACCAAAGATAGTTGTTTTGTTAGTAATAGAAGATTTGTTTCTTTGTTTCCAATGTGGCATATATATTTTGTGTATATAATAAATAATTGTATGAAATAATATACAATAATAGATATTATAATAATATAAAAACACTATATTTTAAATACTAAATAGAAAAATATCTTATATAAATATTATATATATGCCGCATTGGAAACAAAGAAACAAATCTTCTATTACAAATAAAGATACAATATTTGGTAACATGGCAGGCATAGTTAACAATCGGCGCTCCGGCGTGTCTTCTTTTTCGCGCGCAAATACGAAAAACACGCTTCCAGCGGATCCAGAAGAAGGGTTTTTGTATATGAAAAATAATAATATGTTATCCAAAAATCCGGTTGGTTCTGGTGGAGTGCATTCCATCGGTCCTTATTTAGGAAATCCTTCTTTGGGAGGAGGGTCTTTACAAGATATTAATTATGGTGACAACACACACACCAATAATATTAATGATAAAATTAATGATAAAATTATAGATGATGTCACAAATCTATGTTCACTTCCGCCATGCAAATTGGGTATATTAGTTTTGACAACCGCAAAAAAACCGAATGATGTTAATGATAGAGGATATTGGCAAGACCATGTAAATTTATTTGAATCATATATTAACAATTTTAATGAATGTCGGAAAAATATGGAATTAACATACACGAATTTTATATGGTTAGGAAATGAAATAAGAGAGATTAGCAATAACGTAATTACTTATGGTGATGAATTACCGGACGAGTCTTCTCGTATTGCAAATCAAACACGCTTTATTAACGAACTTTTAGAAATAAATTACCCTGAACCCAGAGTCATTTTAACGACCGTAAATCAGTTAAATGAAGAAATACTCGGCAATAAAGCGATAAATAATGAGAGAAACAGTGTTTTAACAGCATTATCCCAAAAAAAATTCACTAATTTAATTACTTTTGATTCAACCACACACATTAGTGAAGAAGTAATAGGATTTTATGGAATAAAACCAAAATTGCATACGAATTCACTGATATTTTATATAATTGAACATATGAAAGAAATAAATTGGATAGAAGAAGAGTCGTATTATAGTTTAAACAACAATAAAAATATAGAAACTATTATTATTTCGAGAGAGCTTAATGGTCCTCTTCTAGAAAAATATAGAACAATACAAAAGAAGATAAAAAAAAACCATTTATATATTATAACAGACGAAGATATAATACAAGCACAGGAAAATAATTTTACGAAAATAACTGCTTTTATTATTGAAAATATTGGCCGAGATTTTCATAAAAAAAATATATTATTGATAGGATTAACAATCAATTCCACACTATTTTCTAATTTATGGGCGAATGCCCTGCATTTAGATAAAAATAAAACTATAATTGCAACCACCGATATCAATGAGTCTATACAAGAAGTAATGGATAAAGGTATCAACGAAGGAAATTATATTAAAATAGCATATGGATGGGATTATCTGATTACCTTTCTTTCTGGAATTTCGCATGGATTATTCGATGCATGTAATTATACCATACCAGAAAAAAAACGCCCCTATCAAATAGGAAATGATTCTGTCTCAACTGCGGCAAATGTGGAGTCCATGGCAGACAATATATGTCCTACAACACATCCACATGCATTTAATGATGGAAAAAACTGTTGTGACAAACCATTAGGCGATACTCCCCACAGTTGCAGTGGATTTCAAATGAACTGTCAGGGTGCAGTATTTTGTAACGACAACACAGAATCGTCGCTATATAATAAAACCACAGATATAAATACTATTCAAAAAGAAAACATTTTTTTTGAGGAAGATATTACAATTCAGGTATCATATAATTATATAGATGTCAATATTGAAGTTTTAGAAAAAGATTCTTTATATGATGAAGATTATGGATTAAATTTATTTGGGAAAATTTATTCCTTGTCCTGGGATTATAAATCTAATCGCGATACGAGAAAAAATACCGATTGGAAACGTGGAAAGCTGCCTAAAAAAGAGGGTCAACAAGTAACTGCCACGATAACATTATATTATAAAAATCAAACTAAGATACATGATATAGAAGTGCATCACCACCCGTATAATGAAGTAACGCAGAAATATACTAAAGAAAGTCCTATCGAAAATATTTTTTATGGGGAAAATAGTCTGACATTTACCATCAAATCGTTTAGTGCTTTTACAATGTCAAATAAAAACAATAAAATATTTATAGAAAATAATACTGAGCATGAATTAAATGCATTTAAGTATTCTACCGAACCCAATATGAATAAAGATGTAGATATATGGAATAAACAAGAATCTTTTTGGGCATTTAATAAAGATGTTTCTGTGGATATCGGTATTCCCTTAGAAAAATATATTATTTATGAAAAATTACATCAGGACAAAAGAACACAAGTGGACGATGATATAGTTAGTATATCCGCAAAAATAAAACTGATTAAAGCGATAGACATGATAAAAATCGCGACTGATGCTTCGAATGCACTTGCAAAGCATAACCAAACAACGGAAAATATAATAAAACCCAAATATTGTAAAACAATGGTATCGCCGCTACAAGATAGTGATGATAGTGATGATAATGAAAAACCCTTTCAATGTTACGATGATACAGATTGGGTTGAACATGATGAAAACGATAGACAACTTTCTGAAAAGCTTGATAAGGCATATGAAGCTGAAGTAAATAGACTGACAACCTATGCTGAAAAAAAAATGGCCGAGGCAGAAAAATTAATTAATGAAACCGAACCGGTCAAAGAAATTATAAAATACAAAACATATCAAATACTTAAAGAAGGCGTAACCCATGAGCCAGGTGCAAAAGAGATCGGTAGTTTTTGGGCAATCTCAAATGATACTCTTCTCGATAATCCGAGCATATCAAAAAAATTAATGAAAAAATTTTATGTATGGCAAACACAAAAAAATGATAGAAGTTATATTTCAAGTTCTAAAAATGATCATGATAAGCCAAATAATCTTTCGATAAAACGTTACTATGATTTGTCTGGAAACGCTTATCTAGACAATGATGTCTGGAACACAGCACCAGAACATTTTTATGCTTGGCCGGTCAATGTTTTTGGAGATTCCGCATTTGAAAATACGGACAACAGTCCATATAAACATTTACACAAATATGATTTATATAATATATTAGATTCACCACAGAATATTTGTTCTACAGAATGTTTTGAAAATGAGACCGGTAACTGCTCTATAATTGACAGTAGTTCTAATTTATTAATGAATATTTGGGTTCCTTCCATGTCATGGCAACCCGATCGTAAAGATTATGTTAATCTGGATGGAACCGGAATCCCCAGATGGACTGATCCCAAAGAAATGCATCCAGGTGAAGCTAATACAGCAGGAATGAAAGCGCGTTTATTTCGTTATTGTGATAAAAATACATATTCGGATATAACGACCGCTACTCCCGAGAATAAAGCATTTTATATCATAGCAGCAGTTGATAGTAATAAAAATTTGTACATGGGGGGTATATGGATAGATGCCGATGATTATAGAAACAATATATATACACATGATTTAGGCGAGAATAATAATTGTGGGTTTAGTAGCATTAATATTTCCGAGTTTGATGCGGCAATTCGAGGTAACGAATCTGTATGTATTAATGACAGTACTCCAATATCATCATTTTCGACAGATACCAAAAGTTTAGGTCCTCTTCTCAGTAAAAATGGCAAGATTATAATCGCAAGTGATTCAGACCTTTATAAAGAAGGAGGTGCTCTCAGTGATCTAAATGACCCCACAAATAATGACTATCTCATGGATAGAGAGACATGTGTAACAGCATGCAACAAATATGCATTTACCAATAACGTTGATGGTTGTTGTCAGGCTACATTAGTCGATTGGAGTATTCGAAGTACAATAGATTCATCATGGCCTCCTCCTTCACTCAACACCTGTAAGTGGATAACAAATGGTAAACGAGTTAATATTGGAGCGAATAACATGGACATAGTTATATACAACACTTGTGCAGCATCCTGTACAAGATATGTTTCTAATGCTACAAAAACGTTTGAAGAAGGCCAAAACAACTGGAGTGAATATTCAGATGTGTATGCAGTAAAAGCCTCTAGAACAGATAATGGTGGTCCCGAGGGTAATACAGCTTTAAAATACATGCCTGCGTCACTAAAGTCTGGTCTTGAAAAATGTAATTCAGATACATGTAATATAAAATGCGAAACCCCGACTATTCTTGCGGAAGATTATGTTATGTGTGCAGACCAAACATATACTATTGAAGGTAATTTAAAAGAAGGAGTTATCATTTTAGACAAGTATAAATATTGCTCAAATTTTACCGAGACAAATAATTGTGATAGGTCAGGGATAAAAAGTAGTCTTTCATTAGGCGATGGTAGTATGAATAAATGCTTAGAATTATGCCAAAAGAAACACAGTGAAGCTGACAAAGGGTGTTGTGTGTATACAGAAGACCAAAAATGTGAATGGTATGAGAACAGTTCATATGTAGTTCCAGCAAATAATAACCTCTATCTAAGAAATCAAATTAATCAACTAAATACAGCTTATACATGCCCAGAAAATTCATATATTTCTAGTTCCAGATGGCCAATTGAAGGGTTTATAGATTGTGCATGTCATTGGGGTTATAAAAAAAACCTCGAAAATAATACATGCATATTAATTGATAGTGCACCTGCGCCTGCGCCTGCGCCTGCACCTGCGCCTGCGCCTGCACCTGCGCCTGCGCCAATATATTATTCAGCAGAATGTAATGTTAGTAATTTTGATTGGAATTCATGCAAAACCAATTGCGAATTACAAAACAGTACAGGTTGTTGTTTATACAAAACATCCGATTCTTCATCAAATTATGCAGAATGTTTATGGAATACAAATCCAATAGATGAGACCAAGTCTTTAAATAAACCGGGATGGGAATATTCATTGTGCAAGATATATATGAAAGACACTTCAGGAAATACAGAAATATTTTATCCTACAAAATATCGTAAAATAGAAGAAACGGATATTGAAAAACTTACGCCCGAAAAAATAAAAGAATATTGGGATTCAGTTTTAACGTCGGACTGGTCCAATGATATCCAAAACAGCGGATTGGGACGGTTTTTTAATATAGTCGTTGATAAAAAATATGAAACCGATAAACGAAAATTATTGTCATTTGATATTTCTAATAGAACAAAAGAAAATTGCACCGAGTTCAACACGGATTATTGTAAAAAAACATGCCAAGACGGTGTTCCAATAAATGATGAAAGAATGCATCTAGCACCTGGAATACCATTTAAAATAGCTCCAGAAACAGAAGGATTACTAACTACTATTATAAAGCATCCCCGAAACTCTTTTATAGATGACACACAACCACAAGTTCTTGTCGATGAAGGCCATGTTTTTAAAATTCCAGCAGAGAAAACTATTTATTTAAATAAAAAAAGTACATTTTTATGCCCGATTATTAACTATGGTCGTTTAATAATAACAGATGCTACCAAAGCGATTTCTATATACAATTATGGGACAATAAAAATATACCACAAGCTTACTATCATGCCAGGGGGAACATTACAAAATTCCAATCACTGTTATGTTAAAGGTAATAAAGGAGAACTTATAAATGACGGAACAGTTATTAATTCTGATACACTAGTATTTACTAAAAATGATGCAAACAGAAATTTTTATAATACAAATGGAACACTAATTAATGTTCATAAAAAAGCTTATGATCAGATTAGTAGAAGTAATTCTTTCTTAGATGGTTATAGAGATACTAACAACTATTTATCCTCGAGAATAGGGACATGTTCCAGTGTAATTATAAATTACAATAAAAATAATTTTACGGAGGGTTATATAGGAACTTTAGTTAATAACGGTCAAGTGTGGAGCACAAGTAATATTTATAATAAAGTATCTACTACAAATGGTGTATACTATCACCCAGATAATAATACATATAATGTCGTCTTTAAAACTGCCGATAGCGATCTTTCCGAAGGCAAGATAGAGGTGGATATTCCTTTGAAAAGTGATGTAACATCACCGTGGAACTTTATTACTGATGGTAGTGGTAGTGTAGAAATTAAAATGACTCCCTACAAAGCGCCTGGAATTGCAAAATGTTCTGAAGGAATTACCGCTTCGGGTGAATCTTTTGTGAGTTGTGCAAATCCAAGTTATTATGAGGTCGATATATCTGGTTTACCTACGGAGATTTTTTCTGAATCCTCTCGTAAAGTAACTATTACCTTTTTAACTACAAGTATTTTGGAAAAAGATACAGAATACAAAATAACCATGTCCAATATACGCATCCCGAGAGAAGACATTGCAGAAAATAATGTAGATATATCTACGTATCAAATAAATAATACACTTATCAGCTCCATCAATACTTCATTAAAAATAGATATTGATATAAAAGAAGCAATTACCGTATTAAATAAGGCATTAACTATTCCTAAAAAATTAACGATAAATGTCTCAGAATCAGCACTAGTGCGAGATCCAGACATATTTTCAGTAGTTAAAAATGATAAAGGTCAGCATTATGGTTTAGTTATTGAATCGGAAAAGATAACATGGAAGAAGTATAGTGAGGGTATTAATTTTTCAAAACTAAAAAAAATTCAAGTAATAAATGAGAGTGAACAATATTATTTACAAGATATATACAATAGTGCAAAAAGTGGAAAAAATGTGTATGTAGATGTTGATTCATCGGGAACACTGATAACAACATCATTAACGGCAGCAGAATCAAATATATTATACAATACAGATTATTTAAATGAAACCAGTGATTCTATAGAAGTAAATAAAAAGTTACAGCTAATATCAAGATTTTCTTTTATAGATGCAACTACATTTAAACCACACACAAGTGATGATGTTGTGAGTGCATTTAAGTATATTAAAATTCATAAACCCAAATTTCAAACTAAAAATATCCGTTTTTTATCAAAAAATTTGGTTAGAATAAGTTCATCAAATAACAATGTTCCTACGCCAGTTACATTTAAAGTTATTCTCGATGACATCAACCTGTCTGATGTACACTCTATATTGGCCACGCTACTCTCGAACTTTAAGCGCATGTTGGCGGATGAACTCGGCATAGCTGTAGTTGAGTCTCAAATAGATGTGAGTAACATGATGGTAATCGAAAATATTGATAGCAAAGAAAAATGTAAAAATGCTGCCGACATATACGATATAGAATTTGGCGGTGAATATGACAACATTGAACGGCCTTATGGATGTAATTTATGGCCAGGAGATGGTTATGAAGATAGGTTGTTTTGGTATAGCAACCCTAGTGGGGTCATGTCCGAGGATCACGAGTTTTTACAACTTGTAAAAACACCAATTGTTTCATTCGATGTGAAAATTACCGCCGGACTGCCAGGATACGTCCACACTACTGCGCAGTTTCTCTTAAACAAGTTACAGAACTCCACATTCGAGGCGTCTTTCAATAACATAATTAACACTATATTTGATGTAAGTATGAATATGACAATCAAAAACGTCCAGATCCCAGATCCCATGACAATACCGAGTGTAGACATTTGCCCAGGATCAACTTGTAGTGTGCACGGACAAACTTGCACTTCTACAGTTGGATGGTGTTGTAATATAGACGCTGATGGAAATGGCACATGGCTGCGAGGTAAATGTGAAAATGAAAGTGAAATACAAAATAAATATATTACTAATCAGTTTGATAAAGACGGAAACTCACGATTTAGTTATAATTATACAAAAAAACCTATTTTAATGCCCAAAGATCTTGGCTACAGTATGGTGAAAAATAAAGATAAAAGTAAAACAGATCCCGGTCGTCAAAAATATCAAATTGATGCCTCTGGACTATTTGTATTAACGAGCACAAAGAGAGAAAATTGTTACATAGATAATTCAGAGAGGTATACTGAACGTGAACGAACATTATATGATATACTGAAAAACAGAAAAAGCTTGAGTTGCAGCAAAGAGTATACGTCATTCTCCGGTATTAGTTATAACAAAACCAGCTTAAATTGTGGTAATGATTTTCCCGTAGGTATACTACCTTCACAGATTGAGACCCTTACTAAAGTACAAGATCATAGGAAGATCGTAAATCATTTCGACTTATTGGGTTCAGGTTGCACCGGCAGCGATTACATAACAGAAGTTGGTATCACTACATTCAATGAATGTCTAGAAAAAGCTTGGGAAAAAAACACCCGGTATATGGCATTTAACGATAACCACGCAAGTGGGACTAACAAGTGCTATACTTATAACGAGAAGCCTGATCTGACGGCGACGGAGTGTGGTTCGGAAAAACAATATGCACTTTATCCCATAAAATATAAAGAGGTAACCTCACTAGAGGACTGTAAAAGATTATGTCTCGATGAATATAACAAACATGGGTTATCTTGCTCTTACATGTCTTATGATGGCATGAACAGCATTTGTAGTATCGCTGAGTCGGAAAACTTTAAAGATAGTTCTGGTCACATTTTATTTAAAGGCCCACCGAATTCTTTTCAAAAAACAAAATATAATGATAACTCTTTGGAATGGAATGATGCAACATGGTGGGATGGTGCAGAAAGCTTAATATGTCCGGACGATAATTATCCTGAAACAAAATATTATAAAAATTGTGAGAAATTATGGCGTTGTGACACCACCAAAACGGCTACAGAAATAAAAACCCGAAATGATTTAATTACAACATTTTTAAAAGATTCTGAAAATACCATTATTCATACAGATAATCATTTATGCACAAGCCAAAATTATAATGCCGGTTATCCAAAAGGAGATTTTATAGTCGTAAAAAAAAATACAATAAGAACTGCTTCGAACATCGTATCTAATTTACAGTTTTATCCAGATGATAATAAAAAGTTAAATATCAACACATTAAACCATGTCAGCATATTTGGATCAAACTGGAAAGATTCGACTGCGATAACCAATATACCTGATAATAACTTAGCGCCCTGCCATAATAATCAGGTTCGGTATATGACGAATGATCAATTAAAAAAAACCCGATGGAAATTATATAATTCCAGCTATGCTTTTCTCGGCATGAATACAACGGCGTCCGGTGATGATGTACCCTTTTGGCCAGGGAGAGCGTCATACACTAATACTGAATTGGAGAGTTTTGGCCGAAATTGTCCCGAAAACTGTAAAACTTGTAAAGATGGGTCCGGACAGTTCGCAAATAATGTGGGACGACCACTGTCTAATGTTGGTGGGAAAAACATTTGCACAGATTATTGTTCAAAAACAGGATGGTGTGGTCAGGATACCCCTGAAAATGCGAGCGGTTTTCAGTATCCCGAAATTATACCACCACATTTATCCACGGAATGTCCTTGTGAATGTTATGGTGGTCCACCGGCAAAAAGTTTATATGATATTTATACCGAATGTAAAGACCCCTCCGTATGTTCGAAAAATGCCAACTATCGATGCTGGGGTCCTAATCGCTGTGGATATGATCCTGATGGTGGAGAAGTACAATATGGTTCTTGGACACATAAAGATTGGGCAATAGACCAGTATAAAAAATATAGTGATCTCATAAATGATGGTTATGCTATACTGCCCTCAAAAGGTTTCGAAAATTATGTCAGACCTGCTGGTAGTCGCCCAATATGCCCAGCTTCGACCTTTACCACGTGTCCATATTGTAACAGAATAGGAGGTTGGTTTCTCTACAACACCCAGCATGAGGCTTTTTTTGGGGTAGGAGAAACAGATCTGCAAGGCCATACTAGAAATATAAGGCAAAAGTTAAATCATCATCCTGATTATGGTGGCGATCATAATGTTAAAACAGGCTGCACAAATCCACGCGCGGCAGATTACAGAATGCGTTGCGATAGTAAGCCCCCGGGAAAACGTGATCATATTGCTGATGTCCAATCTTTTGGTGTCTGTTCCGGTAAATATATGGAAGTGAGTTTATCTAGCACGAAATATGACATAAATAGGCCTGCACTATATTGTGCGGGAATATGTGATTACACCAATGACAGTTCTGGAGCTGTTGGAGATTGCAAGGCAGCTTATACTATTGGTACAGTAGGAAATAGCACTCAACAAAATACGGAGGCATCATTAGAACAAGTAATTCGATATAAAAAAGGAACAGCCTTAATAGAAGCAGCAAAAAAAGGCGATATTGAATTTAAAATCGCTGCCACAGCTGAAAACATGGCCGGTGAACAAGTGTTTAAATTTCCCCACGGTAGTTCACATAATAAAATGGGCGATTTATCCGGAAATTTAGATAGGCGAAAAAAATGTAAGGAAGCAGAAGGCGTATATGAACTACAAAACCAAATTTTAAATATGAGACCGGTCTATAAACATACATCAGAAAAGTATTATTTATTATTTAGTGGGACTGGAAAATGGCGAATCGTGGATAAAAACAGTGCAGAAACGCAATATTTGAATCCTGATTGGTTAACCGCTTGGCGTCATCGGGTTGGCAACGAGGAAGTATTCAGTGATGATAAAAGTGCAATATGGAACGTGGCAGAGCCTTCGCAATTCTGGCAACTAGATAGTTCTGCAATAGTTCCCATTGATGATTCCACAGGGTGGGCTAGATGGGATCAAAAGGTATTTGATTGGCGTGTTTCCACCGAGGGTAAAACAGAGTATTATCGTGCTGGCGAGGGGTGGATATATGAAAAAACCGCCACGACCACCACACACACCGAAAACGACCGACGTTCATTTTTTACTAAAATAGAAACAGATAGTTTATTTAATCCTTATTTAAGGGATGTTTCCGCCATTGACCAGCAACACGAACAATGGGAAAAATATAACGACCATTATATTTATACAAAGAAACAAACAGAAAATTTACAAAAACGTATCATAAATGACATTGCTTATATGGAATCAGCATGTGACAATATAAACAGCGATGAAGGTGCATATAGAAGAGGCACAGGGGCGTGTAATACACCAGGTGATGAGATATACAAGACATGGTATATTTTAAATAAACAAGAGAAATTTGGGAAAGATGTCTGTGATGAAGCATGTGCGGATGGTGTGCCATCTAAATGGCCGACAGAACCTCATATGGATGCTAATTATTATCTAAATAAGTTTCATAATGAAAGGGAGAAATGCTATAGTGATGAATTTGCGGCGGGTGACTTCACCCTTCCAGACTTGACTAAGTGTATAACAGACTTTAAAGAAGATGTTTCCCAAAATATGGAGTATGGTTTTGTTATAGACGGATCATATTCGGCGTGTTATATAAATAGACTTTATAACATACAATCAAAGAACGATCATCCTACTAATTTTGTCCGAGATATCTCGGAGTGTTTACATAGAAAGCTGAAACATCACATAAAACACTTTTTCGAACCGGCGTATAGACATGAATATGCTTGGGCGCGACTTAATAAACACGCAGTCGATTTAACATATAAATATTTAATGTATGAGATAGATTTAAAAATAAAAAGAAACGCCTGGGAAGATGAAGCGGTTCTGAAAGGTAATACTAAACGTTGTTTAGACGGTGGTCGCTGGGCTGGGACTGATAAATGTCAATATATGATTCCAGATATGCCGCCATTTAGTTTATACAAACCATATGCATCTTGTCAAAATTGTAAATTAACAACAAAAATAACACAATCAGGTATAAATTGTCAAATGTGTAGTGAACTAGATAGTGCACTTCGGCCTACTGACGGAGGCAATACAAATATAGTAGATTTAAATGATAACATACTAGAAACCGATTTGTTAAAAGATGTCTCCAATAATACTATAAAAAATACTCAAATATTTTCAGATAACATCATGCGGTTGGGAACACTAAAATGTGATGGCAGTCATTGTAATATTCTGTATGATTGGGAGATGAAATGGAACGGGACCGTGGATACAATGACGAGTAGTGAAGAACGATATAATCCTTCTTATGCACATGAATATCGTGGCAATGGTTGGGTTGATGCGGAGTTTGATGTTAACGAAGAAGACTTCACTAGCGTAGAGTATAAATATTGTTCTGGATATTCATATTATAATAAAAATACTGATGAAGATACATGTGTGAAATTTGACACCAACAGTTTTGTATTTATACCATATTTTGAGGGATCATCTACAAATACGAAGGAATTTTTATTGTTAACTTCGCAAAATAAATATATTGGTGTAAATGAGGACGGCAAATTAATAACGTCTACTATTGAAAAGGCCACAGAGAACACGGGATGTAGTGCAATGACAAATCATATAAAAAATATGAAACATGAATATGTTTTTATATATGAAGCACCAAATACATCCGACGAACAAGATAATAACGTGATGGAAGTTTATATTTCATCCAAAAAATATCCCACCCAATATTTATATATCGGTGATTCTTCGGATAATGTTCCTATATTTAGAGTGAGTCCCACATATACACGTGAACTGGTGAAATTAGAAGGTTTGGCCTATACGGGATATTTAGAAGTGGATTTGTCTAATCAAGACAATAAGGTCTTACAAATAACAGAAAATGATATCATAGAATCCAGAAAAATAATAGATAAATGGGAATTATCTAATGCGTCACATACATTTAATCCCGAAGTAGATAATAATTTAAGACAAACTATTTTATGTAAAACAGGATATGGCATTTCACCAAGATTAGATGTTTCAAATCTAGAAATTGCAAAAACAATTACCACCGATCATGGTGTAGATATACGTGCTACAAATGCACCAGATAGTATAGCAACATATAAATCTACCGTAAAATATTATAATGACAATTCCAGTAGTATAATAGCAGCACCTATACAATATCCCCCACCAATATGCGATACCATTTTTGACGATAATTCCTATAATTTAAATGAGAAATTTACCAATGTAAATATAAACTATAGTAATTCAACATTTATATCATTAAGAGATTTAATAACGGCACCTAAGCAAAGAGCGTATAGACAATTATATTTTTCATTAGATTCTTGCATAAGTGCCGGTAAATGTCAAACGGGAGGATTAAAAAGAAATACGACCACTTCATCTAGCTCCATACCAATAATATATAAAATGATTATTATTAAAGCATATACAGATAGCGATGGAAATGATATTGACGAATTTATTTTACAAGAAGTCACTGATAATAGTGATAAATATATACAGTTTGACAGCAATAAACCACCTGAAAGCTGTTTTATAAAATCGAAAGGTTATTCTCTTTTTAGATTTAATAGAGATACGTATAATTTATCAATAGTTGACCAATCTGATACATATATTTTACATAACAATAATTCTCACACCGAATATAAATTTATTAAAGCATCTTCTCCGGAAGTAGATTTTTTGATGTCGTATGTTGAAATTGTTGTTCAAAAACCTATTTTAATAAATAATTCTGAAATAAATAATAATGGCAGTTTAAGAATATTTTCGGAAGCAAAATTTATAAATAATAAAAAAATTATTAATTCAGGAACTATTGAGAACAATGGCACATTTAATATGGTAAGTTCAGTTATTCCCAGCGTATTTACACAAAATAATGGTATTTTAAAAAATGAGGTGACCGGGGTGTTAAATGTAGTAAACTCCGAATTAAATAATGGTAGTTCAAAGCTGTTTTCATTGGAAAATATGGAGACGTCTAGTTTTTTTTATTGTGATGTAAGTAATAATATTTTAATTAAACCATTATTAAATGATTACCTTCAAAAGAGAAGACAATTTTTCTTAGTAAATTCTGATGTAAGTAATAAATATTACATAGCATTACAAGGTAAGACCATACTGTATATAAAAGCCGAAATTACCGGTGATACTGTGAATTTTAATAACGTTGCCGATAAAAGCTTAGCCTCCACATTTGAGATTATAGTAGATGAAGCAGATTCTACTAGTATGTATATAAAAGTGCAAGACCAATATATTGGTATAAAACAAAATATAATAGTTGGTGGTGTAACAACACATAGTATTGGTAGTTCTTTAAATCGCAGTGCAATGAATAAATTTAAAAATACTATTAATAGAAATGTTATTGAAAACAAGGGGATACTAAGCATAAAAGAAAAATCTACATTGGTAAATATGGGCGCCACCTCTAAAATATATAATGATTTATCAGCAACATTTTTAAATAGAGGCATGATAATTAATTCATCAAGTATAGAAAATGCGGGTAATATGTTTTTATCGACGCCACAACCAAATGCAACTTCTGAACAAACGGTATTTGTTCATGCAAACTCCTCTTACATGTTATCCTACAACATTGAAAGTAATAACCTCATTTTTCTTCCGGAAAACAAAATAGTCAGTTCCTGCACAATATTTATTTTAAGAGAAATTGGTAGTAACAAATATATTATTACAAATGGTGCTACAAACAAATATTTATCTATACGTGAAGTGTCCTCACCGTGGGATAAATCACTGCAGAAAGCAGAAATAAATTTAGTTATTGATAGCAGCTCCGCAAGTGTAGTAGAAATAGATACCCATACAGATAAAATTCTTTCGGCATATTCGGAAGACTCTGCAATGTATTTAAAAACAAAGATAAACAATAACGAGAAGTATCTAGCGATAAATGATACAGGCATGCTAATATTAGTGGATAGTCTAGATGATATGCAGAATACCACATTATTTTTAACTAAAAAAACTGCTACGCGTCGGGGAAAAATTATCAATTTTGGCACAATTCAAACGGAAAATAAAATAAATACTATAGCATCAAATCTACCCTCGATAATTTATGATTCTAGTATGTTAGAACCCATTGTGAATTATAATAAACAAAATGTTGCCGTAAATTATGACTGTAAACAGTTAGTGTATATACATGATAAATCTGCGACGTTTACAACGAATGATATGAAATACTTTATCAGAAAATTAGATCCACCTGGGTGTGATGTAAGTTGTAATATTAAGGTGTTTACCAATAAAGACCCCTTGACAACCTCTACCGATATTTGTTTTAATTTATTAACATATAATATTGAGAATACTCCCTTTAAAATTGTTTCAAATATGCTGACGCCTATTGAAAAAAGTCTAGAATTATCCGGCGGATATTATTTTTCGACAGAACCCATGCCATTTATAGAATCCATTAGTAATATAAATTATGATCGGCGACGAGGAAGGTGGTCGGGGTCTGAATACAACAAAATATGTGATACAACTTACCCAACACCTACACAACAAAATAAACAAATGTGTTATTTAGACAACAACTTTATAGATCTCTGGGATAATCCAGAACAATTTATAGAGGATGGAGTGGACATGACGCAGGGCCTAAATTGGGAGACTACTGTGTATATGACGCAGTCGTCTGGAGATCGATATGGATATTGGAGTGGTAAATTTACCGAAGCTCAATGTTATGATGCATGTGATAGATGGTTAGACCGAAATGATATTAGTTATGGATGTTGTTCTTATGATCCACAAGGCACGTATAGTTGGGTAGATGGTCATGCACCGACAAAATTTTCAAATCTCTCTGATATTGAAAATGATTGCGGAGGGGATAAATTTGCAGATGGTTGTATTTGTTTAATGAAAAGTGTATGGCCTGACAATGCAAATAGTTCCAATCCGAGTTATTATTCTGCAGATTTAGTTGATGGTGAGTGCCCTATGTTTGCTCGATTACGCCAAGATGATGACTGGGCAGGGATGGGGTCTGGCTGGGCCGACTATACTGATTACGGAGGTCCAGATGGTACATATCCTTGCACGAAAGTTCGAAAATATAAATATTGTCCTGTCCCATTATTACATAATCCAAATAATGCACCATCTACCAAAGTAAATACTCATAGCGATTATAATGTAAAATGGTCATCAGCGTGCAAAATAAGACCTGCACATAACATGGGAGAAGTACCTCCATCTAAAAATTTACCGGCGTCATTCATGCCAACTTGGCAAGATGATCACCCTGATGGTTCAATGGCTGAATGGGTGCGATATGGTGATGTAATAGCAAGCACGACAGAAGCTGCCCCTATTTATTTTAAACATGAGAATAAAAACCAATGGTCAAATGTTGCGTGTTCACGTGACAACAATGATACTTCCGCATGCTCAGTTGGTAGAGATATAACACAACATCAATACCCAGTATATAAATATTCTATAGAGAATGAGGCTACTACATACTGCAATACACAAGATAATGGGTTTAGTTTTGGAACACATGTAGGGGAGTCACAAGTAGAAATATATGGGTGTCCAAAATGTTATAGTTACAGAAACCCGAGAACATCTAGTAGTGTTTACAAAACAAACTCTATTGAAAAACTAAACATGCAAGAATTACAGAATATTTATAAAGAATTATATAACCTATATCAACAAGGTATATGCGAAGATTTAATGAATTCTGTTTATCAAGGTCTAGTGAAAAATCTGGGTAATGCACAAATTAACTCTGTGAAAAATATTGATGCTCCCTTTATCAATACTTTAGACACAATATATGATCCGGCTGTTCCAAAATTTTTCACGCATAATTTATATTATAATTTAACGGTCGAAGCATTAGATCCATTACGGCAATGTGAATATGAAGGTGAAGAGCTAGCGGTCGCAATAATGCATGTAAATTCCAATCAGTATTTAAAGAATAACGCCACCAAAAATATTTCTTGGGATATGAGTTTTTCAAAATTATATTTAGAAGGCACCGCTGATCACTTTAAAATAAGAAATGAAGATGAAGAATACTTAATCGTGAAAGAGGATTATACACAATCCATAGCCGATCTACAAGAATATATCGATGATATAAATAGAGAAATTACGTTAAATAAAGCCGATGACACCATTTCTGAAATAGAGCGCACAAACCAGGAAAAATTATTACAAGAAACAATAGCTACGACACAAACGAGATTAAATGATTTTACCACCAAAAATAAAAATACCTGGTCATGGGATACCAATAACAACAACGCGACGTATTTTACAATGTTAGAAAATAATAAAGATCAGTTTATACTTAAAAGTGTATATAACCAATATATAACAAAAACAGCTGATGAATCGTCCAGTCGAATTTTGAATACTTTGCCCATGAATATTGGTGATATGTTAATGCAGATGATTGTCATTCCGGATGGACCATATGAAGATACTCCTAATTGTTCCGAGGAATGTAAAAATAATAGAGAGAGTGGGCGTTTATGTCATAGTTGTAATGCTACTTTCGATTGTCGAAAGTGTTTTAAAACCTCTAGACAACCCAGTAAACAAGCACCTACAAAATATATTAATGAAGCTATATCTTCTCAAACAAATCTTTTAATGGATGTAAAATTGCGGGCGGTCATACCAGAATTACGAGCAGTAAAGCCCGAAATCATACATAATACGGTTAACAAATATAGCACTTTAATAAATAATTCCGGACAAGAGTTACAACATTATTTAAGAGAACATAATTCTATATTTATTCGTGATTTATATAACGATATGCATGAATCCTATGTTGATGAGATAATAAACATTAATCGTCATAATATTGCAATAAATAATTATGATGCTATATGGTCAATAATGACTAATTATACAACACCAAGTAACCAAATGTTTGAAAAAAAAACTGAAAAACTACCGGTAGGTGTATTAAATACTATGCATGTCGAATTGGCATGGATGATATATAAAAGAAATTCTCTCGAACAAATAAATTATATTAATACTGCAATAAACGAAAAAACAACTCATATAGTGGATGATTTTAATGATAGAATAGATAAAGAAATAATGCAACGCATCCAAATACATAATTCCGAACTAAATTATACAAATTCTACACTAGAAAATGGCGCACCATTTCGTCGAGAAATCAGTATGAGAACATTAAATGGCGAAATTAAAAAAATGAAACATTTTACATCCTATTTTTCAAATGAATTAACATTCTTAGAAAAACATTATATGTGTATGGAAGTAAATTATAATGCCGCTATTTCTCAAGCACTCTCATATAATAAAAAAGGTGGATATAAACCAGACGATATTATTTGTTCTAATAGTGAGTTTCAAAATACTGGTAATTTCACCTTTAGATTAAGTGATGTTCCAACACCAGCAGAAGTGTCTTTGCGTCTAGAAGAAAATTTGTTTTACCCAGAACATAATTTACAAAACGTAATACAAGAAGATTGCACTGCGTGTATTATTTCTGATAATTGTGAGCTCACTAATGATTATTTCGGTTATATAGAAAAATGTGGTGCTGTGTATGCTTTTGGTAAAAATAATACCCATGGTAATAGAGCTAATCTTATATATAGCACCAGAGTATGTAAAGAAGCAGCAGCGTCCTTAATGCTAAATAGTACAAATTATGAAATTGGCAACGGAGTCGCACGTGGCCAAGATGGGCGTCGTGGCCCAACAAATTGCACTTATAATACAAAAGAAGAAAAACTATATTTTAACTGGGGTGGAGACATCTCAGATAAACATCCTGATTTTGCACCGATAACTAAAATACAAAGATCTTACAAAAGTAATAGTAAGAATCTTTTCTCTGGATTAGAAAATGTTGAAGAAGTTGTAAAAATATTGTGGGATGAAGAGTATCTAGTGCCTGATAAAAGTTTTAAAGATTCTTTGGTATCCGCTAAAATTGAGACCACTAAATATAATAAAAAAATGGCGGCTTTGATTGCGGATAAGCAGAGTCTAGGAGCTCTTGCCGTTGCGGCTGCTCTGGATGAAGAAGAAGAGCGACAAGAAGAATTGGAGAGAGCTGCGAGGATAGACAGGGGCATTCGTTACATAAAACTCCGTACATCATTAATTACTGCTTCCAGAGTTCGACAAGAAAATGCAGCAGCAGCAAATGAAGCAGATGCAAAAAAATTAGCTAATTATATGATAAAACGTGGTGCTCCAAAAGATAATGGCAATAGATATGTTTTTAGTTTTATTGGTGGCACTAGAGATCAATACATTGATGCAGGGAAAGATGCAAAAGAAATTGCAGAGTGGGGAAAACTTATTGCAGAAAAAGATGAAGTAGGCTTAGCAAAAAAGTTTGCCAACTTAGTTGCAAATGAGGCTATTGATCATTTTGAAGATAAAAATCCTGAAGTAGCAGCAGCAATAGAATATAGTGTTGATGGTGCAGCAGCTGCTGGTGCAACATACGCTCTATTAACAGCATCTTCTGCTGGTTGTGCACCTTGTGCAGTAGCTGCAGCAGGTTTAGCTTTGTATGGATTAGGAAAAAAATACGAAGATCAGTTATATATAGCCACTCTTGATACAAGAGACTGGTTTGTAGGCGCTGGTGAAACGATAGAAGATAGCTGTTCTATTCAATAGTGCATATTTTTAGTATTTCTATATACTAGTATTTCTTATTGTATTCATAATTGTATAATAATAAAATTATGAATAAACATATTAACAAAATATTTAGAGACTATACAAACCAGGAACTTTTACAGTCGCAACTTTATCTATCTCATTGTGCAAACAATTAAATTCAATTGTAAAATTAAACGGCATGTCTTGGAAATCAACAAGCATACCATTATGGTACCGAAATTTGATTTTTATTTTTTGTACTCTCTCCAGTGGTGGTTCAAAGTAAGACACATTTTGTAAATTACCGTTGCGCGAGTCATAAATAGATTCTGGTGGAAAACAACCAGGTTGAGGAGATTTAGAGAGAGGTATTTTAGCAAACGCAGCGTTTACACGAGCAGCATAATCATTATTATAAAGACTGCTCGTAGATTCAGAATAAGGGTAAAGTTCATCATAGGAGTTATATTTGTCAACCTCCATATAAATTACTTGTTCGCCATCAAGTTTGGGAAAATAAGGTGCTTCAATAAGATCTGTTGTTTTAGAATTTGGAAGCGGATATGTAGTTTTATCAAATCCAAGATAAGACCCCAGACCCCATTTTGTATATTGTGTCCATACATTGGGATGTTGTTCTGGACAATTTTTACATACATAGTGTTTATTAAAATTTAAGGTAATATTACTACCGTGAAAAATAAACTTTTGTTTGATACTATTATACTCCACGGTAGCGTTAATACCAGTTAGATTTGAGATATCAAAGGTTAATCTGTTAGCTAAATTTTCCGGAGAATAAAATCCATCAGGAATAACAAGTTCGTTATCATTAATATCCATTCTATTATTTTGTAAATGTTCACTAATATTATAGAATGAAGAAGGCATTGTTGATTGCACAAGACGCATAGACTGAACATTTTTAATAGCTTCGGGTAAAATAATTTCAAAATGATTTGCCGTAGGCCATTTTTTGACATCGCGATCTTCAGAATGAATAGTAAGTAATTTTCGACTCAACACATAATTTTGTTCTCTAGGAATTAAAGGGTGATTATTTTGTGTATTAAATGCTAATGGAACAGGATTCATTATATATGTTCAGAAGATTTAAAATTTGATAAATATCTACATTAAACTTACATTATGTTAAATATTATTATATATATATAAATTATATATTATGGATTCTGAATATGAATATAACATAAAAAATATTGTAGCCGTATGTTCCATAGGCATTATAGTAAAATTATTATTTGGAAATAATTATACAGATGATGGTAGTAATGGACCAGCAAGTTCAGCATTATGGGGGTATGGTTTAGCAAGCATGGCAGTATTTTTCTTAATGTTTGTGCAAACACGCAAATCTGTTGAAAAACCATCTCAAAAAACCAGTACACAAGAAACCTTTTTAATGAAAATAAATAACTTTTATACGAGCATGCTAAATATACTACCGACATTACTAATGTTTATTGTATTATCTTGGTTAGTTATTCTTAACTTCCAATTTTATACACAAATTAATAAAGGTATGGTGACAACAGAATATAGTCAATTCTCTAATATATCCACAATAATGATAGTATTCCAAATGGCAATACTTTTTAAATATTTATATTTATTTGTTCCTGATCGTTCACAATCAAAAAATAGTATCGAAGAGCAACAATCAAAATTTGCTTCGGCTTCATATTTGACAGCTTTATTAAATATTATATTTATTGGTATGATGAATATTATTTTAGTTTATTTTTCGACAGACGGTTAAACATATGTTTTTATTTTGTTAAAAATAAAAATTTATATGTAAGACCATAACTGTCATCTGTTTCCCATATACCAGAAATTTTTAAAGCAATACCATTATTATTGTCTGGAGGTTTTTGTGCCAACTTAAAAAAACCTGATTGTAATAATCTAGTAATATTTGTATTTGCATGTTTATAAATGTCCGTATTATTCTTCCATATATTATGTAAAATAATATGTTCTAGTGCAATAATTTTATTGATAAATTTAGTATATTTTTCTGCAAAAAATACACACTTATGTTTATAATAATTTTGAAAAATAGTATATTCCGGAATTTCAACCTTAATTAATAAATTTGTTAATGTCAATAAATTATCCGAGTAATTTAGTTTATAAAAGACACCATCATTAATGATGGTATTTTTTATTTCATTTGCTAAAAATATATTGTTAGTATCTATATCGTCTATATTCATTACTATATTCATTTGTTAAAACTATGAATTTACGTTTATATCATTATTATGTATTCACTTAGGTGTTCTATTTATCAATGAATATTAATAGAACAATAAACAAATATTAATAAATAAAGAATTGCATATAATATTACATAATGAAAACACATGCGATGAAGTGTTCTGATTATTTATTAAATTATGATAATCAGAAATTACATCCAAAACTAGTTAAACATATAGAGCAAATTCCTGATGATATATATAAATTAAATAATCTTATTTTATATGGCCCAGCAGGTATCGGAAAATATACCACTTCACTAGACATCATACGTAAATATAGTGAGTCTGGTTTGAATTATGAAAAAAAAATGAGTAATATTAGTAATGGTAGCGAATATTTTATTAAAATCAGCGATATACACTATGAAATAGATTGTGGTTTATTAAGTTGCAATCCAAAAATTTTATGGAATGATATCTATAAAAATATTGTCGATATAATATTGACTAAAAAAAATCGTGTGGGTATTATATTGTGTAAGAATTTTCATGAAATACATAATGATTTGTTAGATATATTTTATAGTTATATGCAAACACTATTAATAAAAACGGTTCATGTTAAATTTATACTATTAACTGAAGGAGTAAGTTTTATTCCAGAAAATATTTTAAATCGTTGTCAAATCATCTATATGAAACGCCCGGCGCGTTCCACATACAATAAATGTATTACACAGAAATTGTCCAAGGACACAAATTTAGAAAATATTACAAATATTAAAGATTTACAGATTGCCGGTCATGTAGAAAACGTTCCACACAAACATTTTTGTGATCGAATTATCAAAAATATTATTGATAGTAATCATACATCCATCTCGAAATTGCGAGAGAATTTATATGATATCTTAATTTACAATTTAAATATTTATGAATGCATATGGTATATAATCCAAGAGTTGTGCAAACAAAATAAGATAAAACAAGAAATAATGCCAGAAATATCAGTGGAAACCTACAAATTTTTTCTTTACTTTAATAATAATTATCGTCCAATATATCACTTAGAACATTTTGTTATATACTTGATAAATACTATACATGGCTATGATTCTTAAGAAAATTATTTATTTTATATATATATATATGTTTAGGTTTTTCCCTGGAGGACCTGCGCACCGAGCTTTACAATCATGTTCCAGTCCCAAGTTCGACGAGGATACGGGCGAACCGCTGAATGAGGCCGCGCGCCAAATACTCTCCAGACAGACACAGCCCCACACACGACAAGTTCGTGAATTACGCAAAAGGGGGAAAAGGGAAGCAAAGGAGTTCATCATTCGTGCGAAAAAGTCAGGAGCATGGGAAGAGGCAAGTATGTCATTAAATATTCCAGATGATAAAAAATACGAAGTAGGCATACCAAAAAAAGGGCAATACGATATTGTTAGTGGAAAGGTGTTAGATCATAATGCAGTTGAAGAAGTATGGGTTGAAATATATTCTACATATGGAGGAGGAGGTCCACAACATGCTGCTGTTTATTTAGAAAAAAAAACAAAATCCCGAGATGATATTATAGGTCGATATGCTTTAATGAATAAACGATCAGAATCATTAAGAAAATTCAGTGAAGATCCACGAATTACGACTGAAGCAGGCAAAATAGGCGGCTGGGATTATGTGCAAAAAATAACCGAAATTAAGAAGGCAGAAGCAGCAGCAGCAGCAGCAGCAGCAGAAGCAGCAGCAGCAGCAGCAGCAGCAGCAGCAGCAGCAGCAGCAGAAGCTTCTATAGCAGAGAAGGAACAGAACATAGCCACTATTATACTTGGTGGTGGTGCTGTAGGTGAAGAACTCCCAGAAATTACACTCCCAAAAATGGAATTTTTTGGTTAAATATTATAATTTACCATAAAATATATAAACTTATTTATTACTAATCATATATGGATACGGCGGAGGCCTGTAAAATCTTACAATTAGATACACCATTTACACATCGTGAATTAAAAAAGGCATATCATAGATCGGCATTATTGAAACATCCTGATCGTCAAGGTATAGAAGAAGAAAAAGAAGAAAAAACCGCCCAATTTCAAGAAGTGCAGTCTGCGTATGAATTTTTATCGATTCAATTAGAATTAAAGGAAGATATATTCCATGGAGAGAACAGTTTAAACAACACAATGGACTATACCACGATTATTAAAAACTTTATGTATACCTGTTTAGAAATCACAAAAACTGACATACCAGACGTGATTAAAAGTATTGCAGAAAAGGCATTGCAAGGTTTAGACAAAAAAATACTCCAAGAATTATTGCAGTATATCAATAATTATGGCGCTGTATTCTCGAATGCCGAAAATATGAAAATCGTCACCGATATTATAGAAGATAAATTAGAAAAAAATAATGTATATAATGTAGAAACTACACTAGATAATCTATTTCAAGCAGAAATATTTAAATTAAATGTCGATAATGAAATATATTACATTCCTTTATGGCATAACGAAATAGAATATGATAAAGAGGGAATGCGTCTTATTGTAAAATGTATACCAGATATTCCTGAACATATTTATATTGATGATGAAAATAATATTCATGTAAATATCAAATTAGCATTATCTACAGTTTTACATAATACTCACATTGACATCTATATCGGCAGTAAAGTATTTAAAATTCCTGTCGAAGAATTATTTATACGAAGGCGACAAAATTATTTGTTTTATAAAAAAGGTATTCCTATCATAAATCATGAAGATATTTACAATGCAGAACATGTTAGTGATGTTATTGTGCATATTGAATTATCATAAAAAAATATTATATTATAAAATATAATATTTTTATTTACAATTATTTTATTTTACAGTTATTTTATTTTACAGTTATTTTACAATAATTTTTGTGTTTTTATTTTTTATTTTTTATTTTTATTTTTTAGTTTTATTTTATGTTTTATGTTTTATGTTTTAGTTTATGTTTTATGTTTTAGTTTATGTTTTAATTTTTATTCGGCACCCTTTGCCTTTGATTTGCGAACAACCTTCTTTTTCACCGTCTTTTTTACTGGTGGCGGAGTAGGCGGTGCTGCCACCTCTTCTGCCACCTCTTCTGCAACATCATTCTCGTCATCGGTATCCTCTGTAATTTCTACGCCAACCGCATCGCCATCACTGTCTCCATCATTCTCTGCTGCAGCCTGCTTCTTAAGAGTGTCTTTCTCGCCAGCTGAGAGTGAAATAAGACACCTGCCCTTGAGACTGGCACGCGGCTGAACAACTGCCTGAACCAGCTTCCAAGTGCAACCAAACTTGCCATTTGCATTCCAAATTCCACCACAACGAAGAACTGTAGCAATCATGGTGCCCTTAGGAATAAGATCCACTGGTGAAATGCTGTCCGTATTCGGGAAAAGTGCCTCCTGATTCATATCGTAAATCTCACAATCAAATGCATCATCCCAATAACCAAGCTTGATACGGAAAGTCGGTGCACGCGATGTGTCTGGCTCACCGGTGCTCTGATCCTTGGGGTAGCGCACCATTGGATGAAATAGTGCATCAATAACCTCAGGTGAAGTCTTCGACTTATTAAGCCACTCCTTGCTATGAGTTAGTGCATCCGCCTTAACCTGCTCCTGGAAAGCTAGAATACGATCTAGAAATGCTGTAGTTGCATCTGTCTTATATTCATCTTTAGGGAACTGAAGAGACAGGTCATATGAGCGCCGCCCACTCTGTTCATCGATATATTCATTTACGCCCCATGTAAGCATTAGCGGTGTGCTAAGAAGAAGAGAACCCTTGTTGTTAGCCCCGGTTACACGAATACTCTTGCCTCCAGATTTGTTCACAGTCGGCTTCGCATAATTATAATCGCCAGTGGTAAGCTCGGTCGCGTTTACAATCTGTGTGTCTGAAGAACTCATGTTAATATACATCTATATCATGTCATTTCTCTATATCAATTTTTTGATTAAATCATTAATAAATAAAAATGTTACGGAACATGGTAAGAAATATATTAATCATTTTTTTTAATAAGTATTCAAACAAATAATAATATAATTTAAAATATTTTATTATTTGTTTTTATTTATTTATTTATTGTTTATTTAAGCAGAGGTGGACTCTTTCTTGGCTGCCTTTGCAAAATGAGGGCTCATGTAGCGCTGAAGGTTAAAGTATGTGAGCTCATCCTTCTTATCTAGCTTAAGCAGCTTGGTAAGCGAAGCATCAGCATTAATAATACGGCCATTCTTGCTGTCCTGCAGATTGTGCTTGCGAATGTAAGCATTAATCTCACGGGTTACCTCAGTGCGTGCCATCTCAGAACCCTGATCCTTTCCAAGGAATGATGCAAGCTCGTCACTAATCTTAGCCGGCATAACAAATCCACTAGGCGCACGGTTACCCTTGCGGCTCTTGGCCTTCGCCTTGGCAGCAGCCTTAATCTCGCGATTAGACTTTTTCTCGAGATCACGAATAGACGTCCGGAGACTAGAAACAACGGCTGTCACCTGCTGCAGTTTAGAAAGAACAGATGCAAACTCCTCCTGAAGTGGAGGAGTAGCAACAGTCTCGGATACAGTTTCAGTTACAACAGCCTCGACTGGTGTCGGTGGTGGGGCTACAGATTTTGTCTTGGAAGCCGACTTAGACGTTGATGATTTTGAAGCAGCCTTGGAAGCTGTTTTAGAAGAAGCGGCTTTTGAGGCGGCTTTTGAGGAGGTTTTGGGGGCTGAGGTGTTTTTGCTAGGCATCTTATAACTTATCTAAGTAAAACTTTTTTAAGTGTTTTAACGCATAATATATTATAACGGAGAATGGTTATAGTCATAGTTAATCCTAAACTATTTTGTTCGCGTATATTTCACAAAATATAGATTATTGAACGAATTATATTGTTTTAAATAATCTAAATTAAGCTACTGACTGATATAACCAAGGCAAACTGTGTCTAGCATTTTCATTTACGAGAGTAAAAGCACACAATACATAATTTGCTCCTAAACATTGACTTGGTTGATTAATGCCTGATTTTACCATTTTTTCAATAATATCTAAAGCATGTTTTTTTAGATTATTAGTTGTGCAGTTTAATAGTATTAGCAATACATTACCAAATGGATTGCCGTGAGGTGGACATATTTCCCTCTTTGTTATTTCACTTAATTGTGCGCGATACATCCATATATCAGATAACTCTCGAATAAATCTTATCAATGCAGCTCTGCCTAAACTAGTAAACCAACTGGTATTTGTATAATTACCCAGTAAATCCATATGATGAAATGTATCAATTGTTCTTTGCTCAATAAGTTTTTGTGGAGTAACTTTTTCGGGTTCTTCAATATCAAGAACAATTGTGTCTTTCATTATTTGTGCTATTCTCAATATGGAATTAATTTTTTTCCGAATTCGTCGAGGAAATACTTTTCTATTGTATGGATTCGTTGTATTTAAATTTCCTTTTGATAGTAAGGTAAATAGTGATGTTAAATCAAAGCCGTAAATTTTATCATCGGTATCTTTATAACTAAAAAATTGCGTATATGAAATATCCTTTAAACTTTCCATTGAACAAAAATCCGTATCATTTACACAAAGCTCTCTCTTGACTATTGCAGGACCTCGCAAAATATGATACTTTTTAACAATATGTTTTCTCCAAACACGCTGTATAATATTTGCATCACATGATCGTAACATATAAAAAAATATTCTGTTTTGTAATTCATTTTTATTCCCACTAACTTTTTGCTTATAATGACGACATATTGTTTTCAATTGAGGAACACTAAAATTTTTTTTGATTAGTTCAGTATATTTTTCGATAGGAGGAATAATAAAATTATCAGATAAAACTTTAGTTCGTTTATTTTTTTTAACAGACATAATTGTTGCAATACAATCTTTTGCGCATTTTTGTCTATAATATTTATGTTGTGACTCGCCACCTTTTGATATTTTATTAGAGGGAAAGAAAGCATCTTCAATAATATTATTATTAATATTTGTTTTTAGTAATTTTATAACATCAGTAATAGTAAAGGTTCGTTTTGTTAGCTGTGTTATGAAATCTATTGAAACGTGCGATTTTGACATTATATATAATATAATAACAAAGTTTCTTTTCAAATCATTTACAGAGAGAATACGTAGTTGTATTTCTATCATACATTTCACACTAATAAAAAGCATATGTTAAAACATTGCAATTATATATGATTATATTATATATATATATATATGCCAAATTATAAAAGATACAAATCATCTATAACAAACAATACACGGGTATTTAGCATTATGAATGGATTAGCCCCACATTCATATTCTCAAAGAGGAAATTCTAGAGCTACAAAAAAATTAGTTATCCCGGCTGATCCCAAAGAAGGATTAGAATATATGGAAAAACATGATATTCTATCAAAAAACCCGGCATGTTCTGGTGGTGTTGGGCGTGTGAATCATACCTACTGCACCAGTAAAGATGGTCTCTTTATGAGTGTGGCATCAAATAATTTTTTATACAACCATATTTATAAAAATAATGATATATACACACACCATTTACAATGTACAGGCATGTATGAAGGAAAGCCAGGTGTAACCGTTGGGAAAATTATAGATCAAGGATTTGATAGTAGCGGAAACCCTGTGATAACAGAAAACATGTTTATGTGTGATGTATCGGCAAATTTACCTGATGAATGCACAACAGATTTGTCAAATGTGCTGGCATTTTATTTATATTCTAATAATAAAAATTTGTTTGAATCTAATATTACAAATTTATGTACCTCAACCCATGCAACGGCACCATCGTATTGGGAAATACAATTAGATAATTGTATTTCAAGTGGCTCACAGGCTGATTTTTGTTCACAGCAAAAGTCTGATCCAAACACCATTGTTGTAGATGATGCTAGTGGATTTATTGGCATACTTGCATTAGTATCAATCCATGAAAAACTTAAACCAATAACATTTAAACAAATTGAATTAAGTGGAGAATGGTCCATTCCAGAAATAAATATGAACATTTATTATCCTACACGTTCACCTGATAAAAATAAACCTTTTTTTCATGTTCTTCCGGGCGCAAAGATAACAAATAATGCAAATATTACATTTATGGACTCTGATTTAAATACTAATTTGTTTCATATCGAGGGCGAATTTACAAACAACGGGACAATAAAATATAATTCGCAGATAATAAATTTGGTTCCTAGTAACAGCATCACATTTTTTAATGTAGAAAATGATCAAGCTGCTTTTACAAATAATGGAGTTATTGAACTACCTGGTATTTCTTATACTTATTCAAAAATAATATTTGTAAATGTAATTAATGGAGCAAATTTTTATAATAATAGCTCGGGTAAAATATCAACAAGTATGAATATTTACAATGATGAAAGTCAAGTAAGAATTTTTAATATTATAAATAAAAGTTCTTTTGAAAATGACGGACAGATAATGATTCCTACTATTGGAAATAGCAGTTCTATGAATAAAAATATATTTTACATGGAAGCATCTACGCTAATAAATAGTGGTGATATTTCGATTAATTCTATAGATAATTATGGCACGGGATTTAATTTAATTTACGCAACCTTTACAAATAAAAATGGTAATATTGCAATAGGTGATATAAGTAACAACAGTTTAGGATTTGATATCGTAGACTCTGTGGTAAATAATATAAAAGAAGGTGTTTATAGTGGATCAATAAAAATTAATAAAATTATAGGTGATAGTTACGGGTTTAAAATTAGTGACAACGTAATATTAAATAACAATCAATATTTTACTATTAGTGATATTGAAAATAATAGTTATGGTTTATTTTCTAATAATTCCGACATTTCTAATGCTGATTATATAGAGTTTGATACTATAAATGGTAACAGTTTTGGGTTAATGTTGCAAGATTCTTCCGTGTCTAATGTGTCAAATGGTTTTATTACATTTGGAGAAATAACCCGTAGTGAAGGTATTTATTTTAATAAATCATCTCTAATAAATTATGGGGTGATTAGTGCGTTAAATATTGCCACGAGTAGTATCATGATGAAGTTCATTAGTTCTTCGTTTCATAATTATAACATAAATCAAATTATGAAAGATATATCAGGCAACAGTAAAGGTATATCTTCTGAAAGCTCTTCTCTATATAATAGCAGTAATGGTGTGATAACCATGCCTAATATCGAAAATTCAAGTTCTGGGTTTTATTTCGAAAAATCATCTTTACTAAATAATGATGGTGATATAACCACTGGCGATATAGAAAATCAAAGCAATGGTGTGGTAATAGTAAATGATTCATCGTTAAATAATAACGGTAATATTGAGTTCGGTAGTGTCAGTAACAACGGAAATGGTTTTAGTATCCAGGAAAACTCGTCATTTAATCATAATGAAGGAGCTATTACCATTGGTAATATAGAAAATCAAAGCAATGGTGTGGTAATAGTAAATGATTCATCGTTAAATAATAACGGTAATATTGAGTTCGGTAGTGTCAGTAACAACGGAAATGGTTTTAGTATCCAGGAAAACTCGTCATTTAATCATAATGAAGGAGCTATTGCCATTGGTAATATAGAAAATCAAAGCAATGGTATATTAATAAGCGATTCTTTATTTTTTAACATTGGCGATATTAATATGGGTGATATAAGCGTTAGTGTTGGGATTAGCTTATATAAATCACACTTTAATAATCAATATATTAGTGAAAATAAATTTGGAAATATTTCACTCGGAAATATTTCATACGGTTATGGAATATCCGCAGATAATTCTACATTAAATAATACCAGTAACATCTCCATGAATAAAATAGTTCAAGGTTCCGGTTTAGAATGTATTCAAACATTATTCTATCATGTAAATAAGGATATTACCATTGGCGATATAGCTACAGGAATTGGGTTACATTTCACAGAGTCACATGAGGTCGTAATAAAAGGAGAGATTATTATGAACAATTTAAACGTGAGTGATGGGTTTCTTTTAGATAACTCAGATTTATCATTTTCTAACAGCTCTGTTATTAGTATTAATACATTAGATAATGGTAGTAATGGATTTAACTTAAAAAATTCTGGATTAACAACGAGTGACTTTACTATTAGTATTTCAAATATTAATTCAAGTTATGGTTTTAGTCTAGAACAATCTACACTAACGAATAACGGTGATACTACTATTACCATGAATAAAATAACAAATGGTACAGGGTTTCATATTACAAATGATTCTACATTAACAAATAATGCTGATATAAATTTAACTACAGTGGAAGGGGATGCTGAAAATATTGCGTATGGACTACACCGAGATGATACTTCTTCTATCGTAAATAATAAATCCATTCTTTTTACAGACATTAAGAATAAAGCAGTGGGTGTTTTTGCAGATATACCTAGTATACTGCCACATGAAATAATGGGTGGATATGGAAAGATCGATGTGAGTAATATTGATTATCAAGATCAATCTAATCCATACACATATGCATTTGGTAAGCGTGGCATTGCATTGACTAGAGCTTTGATGGATAATGCTGTAGAGTTTACAAAAAATGAAGTGAATTCATCTAGTAATTATTGTCCAAGTTCTCACCCTTACGCGTATATGGAGTTTGAAAACCAACAATATAATATAAGTGAAAATGAAATTTCTAATGATTTAAATGGTACGTTGAAAAGTAAGTGCTGTAGTGTTCAGCCTAGTGTAAGTGGTATCAGCCATAAATGGTCAGGATTAAACAGAAATTCTATTAATTATATTGGTACAGATGCCGCAAATTTATCTGCAGTTCGGCGACTTGCGACCAACTACATCGAATGTGGTGGCGTTGACCATGCAGCAGCAGCATGGAATGGCTGGACTGCGAACGGTGCATTTTCATTTCGTCATGTTTGTCCAGAAGGTGCGTCTTATGACCCTGGCATTGTTGACAATACATTGCAATCTATGCCTGGTATACCACAAGCACACATTTTTTCTACCAAAACTATGTATTCGCAGCAGATAGTCGAGTGTCCTGACGTCCTCTGCAGGAAAAAATTCTTTTCTTTTGGTTATGGTTGGAGAGATTTAGAGTACAGAGATGCATGGGACGAGCTCAAGGGGGGGCTAGGCCTGAGCGAAAAACTGATCACAAACGAAAAAGTATATTATCTCTCACCAGTTGAAGGAACACCTTATGCCAGGTCTAAAGATCCGCATACAACATGGTTGACACAAGATATAATTGCTGGTGCTGATGTTCAGTGTGCAAATGAGTGCAATAACCATACCGACTGTACTTCTTATTCTTTAATTCCAAAAGATATAGATGGAGGCACTTCAGAAAGCACTATTCAATATTATTGTCTTGGACGCAGTGATGGATATACAGATTATAAGGGTGTGCAAGGATGGGGTGGGATCGAGTCGTCTGGTCAGCAGGGTAAGTCTCTACCAGATAATTGGAATGCATCTGATTCATCACGGGGCACTAATTATTTCACTATGAATTTCCACTATGCTCAATGGTGTGATAGTATTGAATACACCTTCTGGCGACCGGCTTCTGCAGCGCCTGCTCCTCTGGTTGGTTTCGTTAAAAAACCTCCTCAAGTAGCTCCTATTATAAATTTTAATGGTTCTGTAAATATCGCAGGTGGTCGTGGTGACGAGAACCAAGATGCAGCTATTTGGCAATATAATGCACTTAAAAAATCCCCAGATGGAATAGAAAAATGGTGTGATAAATATTCTTCTGATGCAGATTTCATACCATTTTCAGATATGGGTGACGGGTATGATGCAAAAACAAGAGAACAATACTGCATAGGTAATGTGATATTCGGTGCTATTGGTGGATGCTGGGATCCAGACCCAGATTTTGGTGGATGTTACAAACCTACTAATAGAAATGATGGTGGTGTATTAAGTCTCGAAAAGATGCCGGCAGAAATAGTCCCAAATACAGGAAAAGCAGAAGTTGATTCTAAAAGTGAGCAAGGAACCGATCCAAAGAATTGGCCCTCACCGTTTCGTTCTGAGTGGTTGATGAATACTAAACATGAAATCACACCCATCACCACACCTGACGTGCGACCGGATATTACTGATATTGTCAAAAAAACAACACCGTTATGAATAGTAAATAACCAATATACGTTAATACCATAAAAGTATCAACATAAAAGAAACACAACATACTATGTAATGCAAAAAATGACCCATGTAGAGCGCGCGCGTCTGGAAAATGATCCAAAACATAAAAGAAATAGATCCATTATGATGTTAGGTTTAATCGCAATATTAATTATTATATTTATTTAATTATTAAATTATTATTTTACCTTTGTGTGATTCATAAAGATAAAATTATATTTTTTAAGAAATTCATGTAATTTCTGTTTATTTCCGGATTTTACCGTCATATCAATAGAGTATTGTAATTTTGTGATATCAAACATGTTTCGTGTTTCAATAAGTTTTTTATAATCAGCAATATAATTTGTATGTTTCATGAGCCAATGGTAAAATTCGCTTTGTGAATCACCGTGGTAAAATTCGCTTTGTGAATCACCGTGGTAAAATTCGCTTTGTGAATCACCGTGGTAAAATTCGCTTTGCGAATCATCGCTGCTCTGCAAAGCACTACTTTTCTGTGATGTCTTCCATTTCATATACTTATTATAATACCCAAATGTTTTTTGCAGCGAAGTCTCACGCGAAGCTTTATAATTATAATCCGTTCCAGAAAGCACACAAACCTCTCTGAAATCGTTTTGATTCATTTTTAATTCCGTCAGAATACCATCTAAATTATATAACACTCCTGTGCAATGCATTAAACTCACATACCGTAAAACACGAGGACAACCATATACAAACATATCAGTATCCTCACTCATACAAGCCCATGCTTTACCATCCATCACTAATTTTGCACACAATTCATCTGCCTCTCGTTCTGCACGCAAATATTTCACGCCAAAACACTCCAAAAGTTCACAGATATCATCGTAATCTTTTTTAGATAAACGCACAAATTTCTTTTTTAAACACTCTAGCTGATAACGTGCCTGTTTTATACTATTTTCATCATCAGCATCTAAGCTCTCAATAATTGTATAATATTCATGTTTGGCAAGACGTTTTTGTATATGGCGCTGTTCTAGTAGTGCCTTTTTTTCAGCTGGTGGAACACCATCGAAAATAAAGATTGGTGTAATATTATAGTATAGCAAGGTGGAAATTAGTTGATACATGCCTTCAATAAGTCGCTGTTCGCCTGCATATTTATATAGATAAATGCTTGTATCAATAACAATCGTTTTGTTTTCCAATTCACGAAGCTGTATTTCTCGAATACTTTTTCGACAATTATATTTTAAATAACGATTTAATTGATAAATTCCCATATGTTTTATATCTACTAATTAGATAGATATAAATCAATTTTATCTATAAACAATATCTTCACCGTCCTAATTCTAATACGGTCATACGCATTGTGTTTATAATAGGATACTTTGTTTTTCTCAAATACTTCATCACGCACGCCAGGGATTCTTTAAATGATATACAATCATGGTATGATTTTATTAATGAAATAAAACTTGACATATTGTGTGGTGTGGCATCAAATTTATACATATTTACATTATGACTTGTGCACCATGAGAGAAATCCAGCATAGTCATTCATTAAAATACCTGTTAATACATAATAAGCTAACACATGTGTATCTTCGCGATACATATTTTGTCGCAGCATCTGACACGTATCACATCTTTTATAGAGATCCCCATATTTGAGGCCCATGAATTGTAAGACACGAATAAGTTGTTGCAGCGAAAATAATCTCTCTACTTCTAAAGAGAAATTCATATGCAGTAAAAATTCGTCCTTGTCTTTTTTATCTTCTAATGAAAAATAACTCACAAAGGCTGAGTGTATAATTCGTGCCCATGTTTCTGTATATGTTTCTGTAAATTCGAAATCACTTTTCACCGGAAATATACTATGTAGCTGTCTTTTTATATTATCATACTGATAGTCTCCAAAATCCAAACCAAAACTGTGAAAGGTTTCATGAATAAAAACCTTTTTCCATTCTTCTTCGCGATATAATACAATCTCTCCATGTGGTATACAATTGTAGGTAAATGCGGTATTGACATGTTCAGCACCTAAAACAACGGTGTTACTTGAAGGTAGTAGTTTAGTGAACGGTGTGAAGTATAAATAAATATTGAGAGTCTTGGAACACTTCCGGAGAGAATATTGACCACAAATATATAACCAAGTATAAATAAATCGTGCGGATTGATTATACTTTTTAATATTTGCTACATCTCCTTCCGTAAATAACGTAAACATTATTTTCACACTTCTCCCATGGACATCGCATTGGTATGTTAATTGGTATTTGCCGTTGGTATGAATGTAATCTTTTATTGTTTTGGGAAAATAACGTGAATCGTATGTTTTTGGCACTTCTCTCACTGAACTGATGGAAGGTTCAAAACATCCAGAGTTTACTAATGTATCTACAAATTCATCCCCTTTTTTAATGTCATGATATATTTTGGTTTGTGCTTTCTGCAGCGATGTGTTCTGTGATGTTGTTCGTTTGGAAGAAGTTCCACATTTTTTTATTAAATGTAGTAATGGCTTAACCATATCGGCTGTAGTTTTTGAAAACTGCATGTATATGTATATACTTAAGATAGTATTTAAATATAAACTAATATCTAAACAAATACATATTTTATTTTAAAATTATTATTGTTTTGTTTCAGTGGCAAGTTGTTTTCTAACACGCATTAAATCATTAAATACTATTGGTGGTGAGCCTCTCGAAAAATGCTGAAGCTTGGCTTTCTTAGTTAAGAGCAACATGTCACGCAATTCAGGATGTTGTGAAAATTTGGCATACATAGCTTTTTCCATTTCTGCATCTTTACGCGCATCAAAATCTTTGTCCATGGTAATGGTTTTTGGTCGAAGCAGTTTTCCTTTGAATTTTCCGGTTTTCCCACCCATGGATTTTGCCAGACCTGGATTCAATGGTAGATCTTTTATAATGAGAGGATCATCAATGACTTTTGCTGCTGCTTCTTCACCATTGAGAGAGAATGCTTGATAAAAATCAGGATTTTCTTTTTTAAATTTAGAAGCTTGATAATAATGTTCCACCGAAGTCCATTGTTTGCCATCAAGAGTAAATGTGGCAGGCCAAAAATTACTTAACATGCGACGCCAATCTTTAATTATTGCTAATTGTTTATACGCTACTTTTCCTTCTGGGCCTAATTTCTCTCCAGACCCTTTTCCTGGCGCCGCCGCCCCCGACTTCGAATAAAATTGGAAAACAGTAACGCCATCATATAAATCACTAGGAGCATTGTCTTCTTCTGGTAGTTTTTTATTTTGTGTTTCCATAAATGCCCTGAACTCTGGAATTAAAACATATGCTCCGCCCATTCTCTCCATACATTTATCAACACACAGTTTTTTGATATCTAAAGGTAGCTCTTTGAAAGTAAATGCTCCGCGTTCTTTATAGGTGATCAACTTATAGTGGTCGCCAACATAATCCAACATAATATAGTGCGTCGGTCTAAATATACCAGCTTTCTCTAAAACACTGTCATTTAGTTGACCACAATTTAGAACATCATCCAAGATACCTCCTTTGTATGACTCGCTGGAGAGAAGAATTAATTTTATTTTAAGAACGCGTTCTAGAGTTGAAATAGCCCAGGTATCACCCCAAAAATCGCATGTTTGGATCTTTGCTTTGAAAGCTTCCAATGTCGTAATACCCTTCATAAATTTAAATTCGCGAATATTTAAAGCTGCTTGTTTTAATTCTTTTTGTGCATCTGTATGTCGTTTTGCTGTTTCTTCTGCTTGCGATATTATCACACGTTGCATATTACCGTCTTTTGTTTTTGAAAAACGTTCTTGCAGTGCAGCATGCTCTTTTGCGAGTCGTTGAATTTCCTCTCGCAAAGATGCAATTTCTTTATTTGTATCATTATACATTGTCTCATACCCACGAAATACCGATTGTGTTGCTGCATCAGATAAAAGCTTACGCATTTCAGCAACAGTTTTTTTTACACCAACGCGAGTAAGACCATCACGAATAGCTGCAAATAAACAATCACCTCCACCTTCATTATCAACAATTTTATAATTTTCATTATGTAAAAAGTGCTGAATCCAAGGAAGTTTTTTCTCTTTTTCTATTTCCTCTGGCGAAAAGGCATTTCTCTCTTCCATAGCTTCTTTCTCCGTTTGTTCAGGCAATGGAGAGAATTTAGATTTTGGCGTAATTGATTTTACAGAAGGATGTTCTGATGTGTTTGTGCTCTCGTCCGTGTCAGGAAAGTTCGCGCCTTCGTCATCAGGAGTGTCTTCGTCCTCAGGAGTGTCTTCGTCATCAGGAGCGACTTCGTCATCAGGAGTGT